TCGGTGTAGGCGCGGTGTGCGGAAGTACCGCCGTTCGCAAGTTCAACGCTGGCGATGACAACGGCGCATGCGAAGCAATCACGCTGTGGAATAAAGCAGGCGGGGTTGTCGTCAAGGGTCTAGTTAACCGCAGGGCAGCGGAAGAAGCGCTTTGCAAGAAAGGCTGACATGCCGGGGCTATTGGGTACATCGCTAAACACTGACGACATCCTAGAAACGCTGCGCGGCATCGGTCGCGGTTTGAACTTCGGCGGTACGTCTGGAATGATCGGCGCGCCGGTTGATATGGCGACTGCCGTGCTTAACAACCCCGGATTGCTTCATCCGGGCTTGGGCTTGCTAGGTGTTCATGGCCTCGGCATCAAAGACCCGGTAGGCGGCTCCAAATGGATCGAGCAGAAGCTACAGAACCAAGGGCTACTTCCACAACGCCAAGGCAATTGGCAGGAAGGCGTGGGCGAGCTTGCCAGTACCTTTATCAACCCGATGACCGCTGCGGCTGTGGCAGGGCCGAAGCTATACGCCATTGAATCTCAGATGCTTGATAACGCGATGGCACCGACTACGCTAAACAAACAAGCCGGGATGATAAATCTTCCGTATGGGAAGATTCCAGAAAACGCAGACGACCTAGCTGCGCTTACTGGAAAACAATGGTTTGAACCAACCAACATGACAAAAAAGGTTCAAAGCGAAGCGAAAGCATCCGCTGCACGGCAAACCTATCTTGACGCGTTTGTAAAAAATAATCATTGGGCCGATTCTTTTCAATCCGCATCGCAACGGCAACAAGAAAGGGCGCTTGTTTCGCTTGATTATGCAACGAAAGTCTCGCCCAAGAAATATCTTTCTGATATACCGGTGACCCCGGAGCAGCAAGCGAAAAAGTATCTGAATGATGTGGTTGATGCTTTCCCCGGCATCAAATCAAGCGTTCACAAGAACGAGAATCTTCAATTCAAGTCGATTCCGATTAGCGAATTTGACGGCGCATCCATCTACAAATCACCAAGCTACAACGGCAGACAGTCGTCAGAATACAAGTTGATTATGCAGGACGGACAGCCAGCATATGCTAGAAAATCAGATCATTTCGGTAAATTCTCTACGAACATTTATGAAAATTCGCCAGAAGCAATCGCGCAAGGCTTAACCAACGATCATTTTGACCCGTTCGGTCGAGTTGGCCGCACTCCCCATAATTGGGAGCTAATAGGCGATACGTCAAAAACTAAAAGCAAAGCAGGCGCGATCAGTTTGCGCGATCTTCTGGAAAATGGGTTACTTGGGTTCCCCCAAAGATAGAAAGGCTAATCATGTTCATCATCGGTCTAGTTCTCGGTTTGGCTGGCGGCTATTTCCTGCACGCCAATCAGGACGCAGTCATCAAGTTTGTTGACGAGAAAGTCGGCAAGTGGTTCAAGCGCTCCTAGTCGCGCTCCTGCTGGCTGGACTGACCATCGGTGGTCAGCAGTGGTACATCGGGCATCTGAACGACAAGCACGAAACCTACAAATCCAAGGTCATCGCCGCCACGGTCAAAGCAGAGCAGGCAGCAATCGCAACCACAAAGGCCATTGCCAACATCGGCGAACAACGGGTGACGGTCTACCGTGACCGCATCAAAACCATCGAGGCTATCAATGCGATTGATACATCCGGTACTCCTGACTGCCGTCTGCCTGACGGGGTGCGCGACGCCGTTAACAGTGCCCGCGCCAATGCCAACAGTGCGAGTGCCCGCAGAACTGAAGCAGGAATGCCCGCCACTTCCAATGACGGACGGCAGCCTCGCGAACCTCGCCCGCCTCGCAGCTGAAGACGCACGGGAATATGCCAAGTGTCGCGAGCGTCACAACGCGCTCGTTGACGTAGTTGAATCCATTGAAAGGCAATTGAAATGAACAGCCGAGTAATCCTCGTTAGTTGCGCCCTTGCCGTGCTGGCAGGTTGCGCAACACCTGACACCGTGCGTGTGAAAGCATGGCAGGAAATCCGCGCTCAGGAAGTAGCCGCAGAAAAGGCCAAATGGGACGCTTTAGCGGCTCTCGGTAAAGACGCTGACAACCACACCAAAGACAAACTTGCAATGGCGTGGATGGCTGCCAGCATGGGCGGAAAGACGCATGACGCTACACCGATGCCTGCTGAACCCGAAACAGCGTTCGACAAAACGCTGCGCGCTATCTCGATCATTGCCCCGGTTGCCTCCAGCATTACCGGTAACGTAATGGCATACAAGCTCGGCACCAACCAGGCTCAATACTCGCGTGACATCGCACTAGGCGATCAAGCGTCCCGTGTCGCCACTGTCGCTACTGTCGCTAACGGCATGGCAAGCCTTGGTAACTCTGGCCTGAACGCTGCGGTATCGCTTGGCACTCGTCCTACAACGGTAGTCACCGGCAACGGTAACGCCGTGAACGGCAGCACCGCAGACAACAGCACCACGACCACGACAAACACCAACAACTGCACCAGCGGTCAAGCCGGTAGTTCATCGGGTACGACCGGGTCTCCGGCTGGTGGTCAGTCTGGTCAAGTACCTTGCACGATTAGCAAGTAGTTACGACACGGAAAACTTCTCTGCGATGGCCTTGCGGTCAATTAGCATTCGGCTTCCTCTCTACTGCTTGCCGGAGGGCGGATTCGATGTCGGTCGGCATCAAGCGGTGAAGAATCTCTCGTCGATAGTAGTCAAGCCATCTTTCAGGAACAAAGCACTCGTTTATTCTGACCGTACTAAAGTCGGTCACGTCATCAGGACGTTTGCCGCGCATCTCGCACAGAATCCGCGCCGCTTCTTCGATTTGCTCGTCGGTGAAGTTCATTTCTCTTCCTTCGTGTCTGGCGGAAGCGCGTATGGCCCGCAGTAGTCGATGTCAGCGTCTATCGCTTCATCAATGCAAGCCATCATTTCGTCGGTGACGATTGTGCAGGCCATAACATCTGTGCGGCTGCCTTTTGCGTGAACAAGCCACAACCCCGGCTCAGTAGGAAGGTCGTGCCAGTCTGGTTTCATGGCTTCCCCCACAGTTCAGGGCATTTGTCGTGCGTTAGTTCAAGCTCGCCTAGTGTTGGTAGGTGTCGGAGCATGTAACGAATATGTGGGTTCAGGCGTGGCGGTAAGCGCTTTGATTGGCTTTCTACAAATTTGATTGCCATCTTCATCGCTTCCGTGCGCTCTGCTGGTGTTGTCATCGCAACGGGCTCCCGATCAGGTTATGTTTTTGCAGATACTGCGTCGCGCGTGCAGCCGTGTCGCTGTCTGGCTCGTGCCGTTTAAGCGCGTGGCAAAGCTGCTTTACAGCCATAGCGAGATTGGCGGCTAAATCATCTATTGCAGGCGGTACGTCTGCATACTCTGCGGCTTTCGATGCGCGACCGGCTTCGTAGATAGCGCGAACCATGTCGTTGAACGTTCCCGGCAGGCGTCGGAATTCGTCGCATTGTTCATCTGTCAACGGGCTTGCTGCTACCAGTTCAGCGCGGACGGCTGATTCGATTGCGCGGGCGATCAATACGAAAATTTCGTCATGTCCCAGCGAATCCCATTGATTGTCCCTATCGGCCTCGGAGTTCCACTTATCGTGAGCTTCGTCCGCAAGCGCGATAATCTGTTCTTCTGTCAGCATTTGTTCTGTTCCTTTAATCTTGGCTTGAACGCATCAACAGATGCGCGGCTCACGCTGCAATCCTCTGCAAAACTTCGCCACGCGCGATGCGGTCGTCAATATCCCGAAGCGCGCGGCGGACTTCGAGTTGTGAGGCGTTCGACACCATCCGCTCGTGAACATCGAGCAGGTCGCGAACGTGTTGCAGTTCCGGGTCGATGAATTCCCAGCGGCCGACTTGTGTGAAGCGCCGATCTGCGTTGAGTAGCGCCGTCTGGCAGCGCTCAACAATCTCGGTCGCTTCTTCGCCGATACCCTGGCGGATCAGCGCGCCGGTCATGTTGCAGGCCAGCGAGATAACGCCGATGTGCTCTGCGGTGCCGTGGCCTTTCGTAATTGCGTCAAGGCTGGCGAGCGCGAGTAACTGCACTTCATCGACCTTGTGTTGCGGCAGCACGTTGGCTGCCCAGTTGGCTTTTTCGAGCAGCCCGAGTCCGCCGGTCGGATCAACATGACGACTGCGTTTGCCGAATTTCTCGGCGCGGCGTGCGGCCCTATTCATCACTATCTCCTGCGCAACTACTTCCGCCAGTCGTTCTTGTTCACGCCTCGCGCCATGAAGGCAATCGAGATCATGTTTTCGGTGATCTTGCGACGCAAATCCTTCGACATCTGCGCCGCAATCTGCTTGCGGTTCAGGCCGTCACGGAACAGCGCGACAGCCTGGTCAATCTCGCGCGCCGTCAAGTCCTGCGGTTCGCGCGGCATCGCAACCTGTGCCGTCATCTTGCTACCGGTGAAGGCGAGCTGGGCGAGGTTCATGCGGCCACCTTTGTCATCATCGCGCGAAGCTCGGCTTCTTCGGCGTCAACTTCTTCGAGGAACTTGCCGAGTCCCATGACCAATTTCGCCAGCGCCTGCTGGTCGCGCTGCACGCGGCGAATCACAATCTGCAACTCGCCGGGAAACTCCGGGTGGTACGACACAAAATCGCACCATGTCCGGCCAGTGGCGAGCATCTGGCCCTGTACCTGCCAGAAATACGCCTTTGGGCATTCGTTGGGCGGCAGGCGCAGATAGTCAATGTGCGTCGCCGGGTTCGGGCATTTGATTTCGAGCAGGCCGTCGTCGCCGACCAGCCCGTCAGGCGATGCGCCAGCGGCCATGCCTTCGATACGGACAAACCCGGCTTCGTCAACCAGTCGCCGCGTGCGGACCTGATACAGCGCACGGGCATCCGGTTCGCGCTCAGTGCCTACCAGCATCGCGCGGTTGCTGTACGTTTCGACGGGCTTGCCGGTCAGCCGCTCGCACACAAGCTGCGCGCGGTAGTTGCGGCGATCCGCCGATTCGCCAGTTTTGACGGTCGCCATGACATCGGCGAACCGTGACGCCGTGGCAAGCCCACAGCGTTGCAGGCGCCATTCGTCGGTGCCTTGCTCGATCATTGGGCTGCCTCCGTCTCGACGGTCACGGCGCGAGCCTTCTTGGTCAACTCCTTGAGGCGCGGAGTCAGCGCGGCGCCATCGTCTTCGCTGACGGTTTCCCACCATGCGGAGAACGAGGCGTAACCCTTTGCGGCTTCGGCTTCGGCGGTTGCCAAGAGTTCGTCGGAAAGCACCGGCAGCGCGGGCGCCTCGGTGACGCGGCGGGCGGTGCCTTCGATTGGCGCGGCCTCGGCGATGCGCTCGGCTTCGTCTTGATCGTAGATTCCAGCAAAGCCGAACGCCAAGCGGGCGCACTGGATCATCGCCTTATGGCGCAGCATCCGGCGCGGGTGAGATTTCCACGGCGCAACGTCGCGCTTGCACTCGGCCATGTACTCGGTGACGACGATCGGGTGCGTGCGGTCTTTGCGGTAGATGGTGCAGGTGCAGGACTCTTCGTCCTGCTTGAAGTCCATGCCGTCGAATTGCGGGTTGTCGTTGATGATCCGCGACCAGCCATCAACGCCGACGACGGGAACAATGCCGTTGTTGCGGTCAGGGAACGCATACAGTTCGCGGGTGAAAGGGTTAAGTCCATATTGCTGGGCAACGACGCATAGCGCGGTCATCTGCGCGTCCGTGGCCGGGCCTTTGAACGCTGTTGCCTTGAGGATTTCGGTCGCTTCGCTGGCGTTGCCAAGGGCAAAACGTTCCGCGAGCTTTGCGATTGCTGTAGTCATGGATTACTCCGGTTGAACCCGCTTCGGGTTGTTGGGTTTTGCGTGGAACCGCTCGTCGTACCGTTGCCGGTCACACAAGCGGGAAAAGTCTTCGGGCCGGTACGGCTTGCGTAGCTCATTTGACGACTTGAAATTCGCCGTTGTCGTCCAGCGTGTACCAGACGTTCGGCTCAATGCCGTTTTCGCCGACTTTGCTGGAACGGATATGACGAATGGCACCGTTATCGTCGCGGTTGACTAGAACAATCGCGCCACTCGGGCCGGCCATCGCTCGGCCATAAAAGCCGGTCGCAATAGCAACAGAGTGATCGCCCGTGGCCGATGCTGCGCCGCTGTCGCCCGTGGCCGATGCTGCGCCGCGCGTACCCGTGGCCGATGCTGCGCCGCGCGTACCCGTGGCCGATGCTGCGCCGCTGTGGCCCGTGGCCGATGCTGCGCCGGTGTAGCCCGTGGCCGATGCTGCGCCGCTGTCGCCCGTGGCCGATGCTGCGCCGCTGTGGCCCGTGGCCGATGCTGCGCCGGTGTAGCCCGTGGCCGATGCTGCGCCGCGCGTACCCGTGGCCGATGCTGCGCCGCGCGTACCCGTGGCCGATGCTGCGCCGGTGTAGCCCGTGGCCGATGCTGCGCCGCTGTCGCCCGTGGCCGATGCTGCGCCGGTG